ATGATCGAATCCTTTCCTTCTCCAGCTGCGTCTGACGCGTCCTCTGATGATGGGGGGCTAGGCGCGCTCCTGCGTCGTTCTCCGCCAGCGAATATCGCGGCAGAGCAGGCGCTTCTCGGAGCTATCCTGACCAATAACAAGGCCTATGAGCGGGTCTCGGATTTCTTGGAGCCCGAGCATTTTGCCGACTCGGTGAATGGCCGGATTTATGAGGCTGTGGCCCGTCGCATTGAGCGTGGCCAGCTCGCTGACCCCGTTACGATGAAGGCCGAATTCGAGCACACGGGTGTGCTGGATGCTGCGGGCGGACCTGCGTATCTCGCCAAACTTCTGACCGCCATGGTGGGGATCGTAAATGCCGGGGATTATGGTCGTGTTGTTCACGATGCATGGGTCCGGCGTCAGCTCATCGATATCGGAGAGACAGTTGTAAACAATGCTTTTGGTGCGCGGCCTGATCTGGATGGTAGTGATCAGATTGCGGCTTCTGAAGAGGCGTTGTTCAAACTGGCGACTGAACGTGGTCAGGAAGGCGGGTTTGTCTCGTTTGGGAAAGCCCTTACCGGAGCTATTGATGTTGCTGAGAAGGCCTTTCTACGGACGGGCGATGTTGTTGGCCTGACGTCCGGACTGCGGGATCTGGATAAAAGGACGGGTGGGTTGCATCCGTCTGATCTCTTGATTCTCGCTGGGCGTCCGGCCATGGGAAAGACAGCGCTGGCGACGAAAATTGCGTTCTCGGCTGCGCGTTCGATCATGAGAGACGCTGAAGAGCGTGGAGAAAAGCCTCACGGCTCCGTCGCTATCTTCTCTCTTGAAATGTCATCTGAACAGTTGGCGACGCGTATTCTGTCTGGCGAGGCAGAAGTATCGGGTGAAAAAATTCGTCGTGGTGATATCGGACAGAAAGAGTTTGATCGGTTTGTCCGGGTGTCTCGTGAATTGCAGAAGCTGCCACTTTACATTGACGATACGCCGGCTATTTCGCTTTCCGCGATGAGAACGCGATGCCGAAGGTTGGCGCGAACGCAGGGGTTAAGCTTGGTCGTTGTGGATTATCTGCAATTGATGCGTCCTGCGATTGGGACCAAACCGGACAGTCGTGTGTTGGAAATTTCAATGATTACACAGGGCCTGAAAGCAATTGCGAAAGAGCTCTCAGTGCCGGTTATCGCATTGTCTCAGCTGTCTCGTCAGGTTGAATCCCGCGAAGACAAGCGACCGATGTTGTCGGATCTTCGTGAGTCTGGCTCTATTGAGCAGGACGCGGATGCTGTGATGTTTGTGTATCGTGATGAGTATTATCTGCAGCAGCGGATGCCCAAAGATAGTGCATACGATAGCAACGAGAAGTTTCAGGCAGCGACTGAAGAGTGGCAACGGAAAATGGCCCTTGTGCATAACAAGGCTGAGTTGATTCTTGAGAAGCAGCGACATGGTCCGACTGGAATGGTCCAGTTGTACTTTGAGGGAGAGTATACCCGGTTCGGAGATTTGGATACGATCCACGAATAAGAATTGGAAAGCGGTCTTCGGACCGCTTTTTTTATGTCCGAGTATCACCCGAGATCGAATCTCGAAACGGGAATTAACATCCAAGAAATGTCTGCTTTCCAGATTCACGGAAGGTATCAAAGATTGGCAACATTTTGTTGCATTCTAATTTTTGGTACAGAAGCGAGTTAAAAAAAAATCGGTTCCGCAATGTGATGCAAGTTACGGAAACCAACAGTTTTCATCATGTCAGAGTGCTGTGAGAGGGGGGGTGGTTAGGGGGCACGTTTCCCAAGCGGGGAGTACACGCAAGCTCCGCAATGGCAATGAGCCATATTTGCTTCTTGACCTAGTGGCATATTGCCATTAATTTATCGTTAATCGGCGGTTGTCGTGGGGATGGCTGCTGAGGAAGGAAGGGGGCCGGTTGATGCGTTGTGTTTCGCTGATAGCTGGAAACGTTTCTGATTTGTTCATTCCATCGCCGAGGCAGGTTTGCTGCACTACGACGAATGGGGGAGCGTTCGAATGCGGATTGAAGTCAGCGAAGACACTATCAGTGCAGATCCTCGTCTGGTCTCGTGGGCTGATCAGGTATGTCAGAAGTCGTGCTTTTGTCCCTGTCGGGAGCCATGTCTTGCCGCTGGAGCACCAACTCTGGGTGCAGGGCAGCCAGCCGCAGGGCCAGTTCTTCGTCGGTACGACCGTTCAGGACGCCTTTCAGAAGAAAATCTGTCGAGACGCGGAGGCGGTTCGAGAGAGCGGCGATGAGGAAGACGCTGGGCGCGCGATCGCCACGCTCAATCTTGTTGAGGGTGGAGGCATCTACTCCCAGGAGTCTGGCACATTCGCTCTGGTTGGGAATAACGAGTTCCCTCGCCCAGGCGATACGTGTTCCGATAGCTCGCTGGAGGATAGTCAGGGAGTCCGAGCGCTTGTGTTTGGCCATGTGGCCTTTTTAGCAATGGCTTTATGCCAAATCCAGAAGAAGTTTTTTTTCTTATTGCCTATGGCATTTTGCCAAAAATCAAATTTGCAGCATGAAGGAAGTTAGAATGAGGCAGATGAGTGAAAGCCAGACTCCTCGTCGGGTATCTGCCAGCGCCATTGCAGCCATGTTGGCGGCTGACAGTTGGAAGCCTCTCCATAAAGAGGCGCGTAATCGTTCGATGCGCAAGGCTAAAAAGATTGCAAAGGTATCGGGCGGCACTCCGAAAAGACTGGTCGTGGATCGTGAGAGCGCTGAGGCTCTGCCGCCAGGGCACCCTGTGAGCTGGAACGCTTTGTGGGGCGCTGATCGGGTTCCGCAGTTTCCTGTTTTGGCTCCGATGGGGGCTTCTGCGATTTGGGAAAGTATCCACTGATGCAAACGTTAATTCGGGAAATCCCTCCGGTGACCATTGCCCGCCATATGAAGCCCACTCCAGAACGCTTTCAGCATCATGAAATCGTGGAGCGAAATGGGGTGCATCGTGTCGTTAACACAGTGCATTCGATGTATGAGGCGGGCGACATTGGGGACGACGAGGTTTCTGCTGCAGATCGGTGGTACCGGGAGTATCTCTTTGCAACGATTGGTATTGTGGAAGAAAAACCGTCAGATGGCCGTTTTCGTGAAAAGGGCGATATGCACACGTGGATGATTGGCCGTGGCAAGTGCTCGGTTCGGATTTCGGAAATTCGTGAGAGGTTGGGATTGTGCGGGCACGTGCGTCTTGAAATGATGCTGGCGAGAGAAATGTCTTTTTCTGCGATGGCACGTCATCTTTATCCCGGCCTTTCTGAAGGACGGGCGCGTATGAAAGTTTCGGCGCAATGTGCATTGCTTCTTGAGCAACTTTCGTATGCGTACGCAAATATGAAGAATAAAATTTAAATCTATCAGAAAAGTATTGAATTTCGAACGCGATTATTGCATAAGAAAAGTACATTGAAGATATCTTATTTCAAAAGGCCAGCTCAATTTTGAGTTTGGCCTTTTTTATTTGGAAGAGCTTCTAGTGTTGGAACGATTTCACATTTCTTCCGGATCAGGCGTCCTTTCCGGTCACCAAGTTATGGTTGTTATTCTTGGGGATGGTTTAGATGTCGTCGCGTGCCCTTTGGTGAATGCTGAGGAAGCGCTTCATCGGGCAGATTGTTCTCTTGAATGGCATGAATTGGTGGACGCAGGGCTCACGCGGCTTGATGTGCGTTGTCGAGCTATTCCCTGTCGGCGAAAAACTCTTTCGCTAAAGGCCCTTGGATGCGTGAGCGAGGCGACCAGAAGCCGTTTGGAAGTTATGGCGCAGCGGGAGCAGCGATTACGATTACAGGAAGTTCCCAGAACACATTTTCCAAGGAAAAAGCCCATACATGCTGGGCAAAAACACGAGGCTTGGCTTGATGGATGGTCATTGAAAAGCCGACGTGAAGCAGAGCTTCGGATTGATTGACGCTCAGAGTCGGGAAGGGAATGGACAAATGAGCGAGACACAGAGTGAGAAGCAACGGATACGCCATGGGCGATCTCGCCAGCGCAAGGAACAGTTTCTGAAGCATCTTGCTGCCAATGGAAATATCTCTGCAGCTGGCCGTTTTGCAGATGTTCAGAGAAGCACGCTGTATCATTGGAAAGAGACGGACCCTCACTTCGCATTTCTTTGGGATGATGCTTTGGAGGAAGCGGCAGACGCCCTGGAAGCTGAAGCCCGGCGTCGCGCTGTCGAAGGATATGACGAGCCAATTACCTATGGTGGAAAAATTATTTGCAACCCCGAGACGGGAAGCCCGCTCGTCAGGAAAAAATATAGTGATGGTCTGATGGCGTTCCTTTTAAAGGCACATCGACCGTCTCGTTTTAAAGCCGGACATACCGAAGACCAGACAGGTTCCATTTCCATCTGTATCAGCCATGACGACAGCGCCCTTTAGACTGAATGATGCACAAAGCGAGGCTGTTCGTTTGTTGGGAGGGCCTGCCCGTCATATTTTATTAAGGGGTGGCTCACGCTCAGGCAAAACGTTTGTGTTGATCCGAGCCGTTATTATTCGAGCGTTGAAGGTTCCAGACAGTCGTCATGGTATTTTTCGTCACAGATTAACGGCTCTTAAGGCGTCTGTTTTGCGGGATACGTTCCCGAAGGTCATGCAGTTCTGTTTTCCGCGGATTCGGTGGAAGCTGGATCGGCAGGACTGTGTCGTGACGTTCTCCAATGGGTCTACCATTCTGTTCGGCGGTTTGGATGATGAGCAGCGTACCGAGAAAATTCTGGGTCTTGAATTTGCGACAGTTTATCTGAATGAGGCGAGCCAGATCAGTTATGGCGCGCGGAACATGTTGCTGACGCGCCTGGCGCAGAAATGTGACTTGGTGAACCGTGAATATATTGATGCCAATCCGCCGAGTGTTGGTCATTGGCTGTACGCGCTTTTCGAGTTGGGAATAGAGCCGAAATCGGGGCAACCCATTTCGGATCGTTCCTTATATGGCACGATGATTCTTAATCCGCATTCTAACAGGGATAATCTGGGAGAGGATTATCTTGCAGCGCTGGAAGCGTTGCCGGAACGGGAGCGGCGACGGTTTCTTCATGGCGAATACCAGGTTGCTGTTGAAGGGGCGCTCTGGCGGATTGAGTCGTTCAGACGCGAAGCTGCTGTTGCGGCTCAGACGCGGATGGATATCGCTTCACGCATGCGGCGTATTCTGGTGTCGGTTGATCCTTCGGGAGCCTCTGGTCCGGAAGATTATCGATCGGATGAAATCGGAATTGTTGTCTGCGGCGTGGATGCTGATGGTGTCGGACATGTTCTGGAAGATCTTTCTGCCAGAGACAGTCCGGCAGGATGGGCGGCACGGGCATTGCATGCTCTGGATGACTGGCGGGCGGAGCGGATTGTTGCCGAACGAAATTTCGGTGGCGCACTGGTAGAGAATACCATTCGGAGTGTGCGAGCGACTGCGCCGGTTCGGCTGGTCACAGCAGCGAGAGGCAAGGCTGCGCGGGCAGAGCCTGTGGCGGCGCTCTATGAGATTGGCAAGGTGGTTCATCATGGGCGCTTTGAAGCGCTTGAGGATCAGCTCTGTCATTTTTCAGTCAGTGGATATCGAGGGCCCCGGTCTCCGGATCGGGCGGATGCGATGGTCTGGGGACTGAGTGAACTGATGCTGTCTGACAGCAGCAGTATGGCGGGCTGGAGCCCGTCAGCATTTTCGTTGGCGCGCTGACCGGCTTCTGGGCTGCAGGCGGGCTTTAGCATTGGAGAATTCATGGACTGGTTGTCCCTGCAACGGCGGTATGCCGTGCCGGCGGGTGCGTCTGCGCGCACAGCACGCCTGCTGGCGTTAAAGCGCGTTCTGGACGGTACGCAATATGATGCCTTGCCTCATCCGTTCTCGCTGGAACGATCAGGGGCGGGGGAATACATTCCGCTTTCGAATAGACGACCATCTGTCCGGAGTAATTTATGCCGAACGGTTGTCGATGAATCCGTCTCGTTACTTTTTGGCGATACGCACTGGCCCAGTCTGATTACGGATGATGTGCGAGTTGCGGAGGCCATGAGTGTTTTCGCCGCACAGACGCGTTTAGCATCAATGATGATGGAGGCCGCAACGTGTGGCTCCATTGGCTCTGTGGTGGTTCTTTTTGAGGTGTCGGCCGGCGTGCCGAAGCTTTCGGTTCTCGATACGGCTTATCTGACGCCGGCCTGGGATGATGCCAGTGGCGAGCTTTTGCGTGTTGAGGAACGGTTTCTTGTTCGAGGCCGGGATCTTGCTGCGCAGGGTTATCCAATTGGCGAAGATCTACTGGGTGCGCAATTCTGGTGGCAGCGGATTTGGACACCAATGGATTGTGCAGTTTCCGTACCCTGGCTCGTCGGGATGGACGGTGGGGTTCGGGATGAAAGCCGGTCCGTGCGTCATGGGCTGGGTTTTGTGCCGATTATCTGGATCCGCAACCTGGGGGGTGTACATGGGCGCGACCCGGAAGGAGAGTGCACTTTTGAACGGGCGATCGATACGGTCATTGAGGCGGACTACCTTCTGTCTCAGGCTGGGCGGGGTCTGAAATACGGCTCTGATCCGACGCTGGTTTTGAAGACTGGAGGTTTTTCGGATGGTGTGGCTCACCAAGGCGGAGCGTCGTCGGCTCTGACGTTGCCTCCTGAAGGGGATGCCAAGCTTCTGGAAATTAACGGCAATGCCGCAGGGGCCGTGCTCGAGCACTATCGGGAACTGCGGCAAATTGCGTTGGAGCAACTGCACGGCAACCGGGCGCATGGCGATCGGATTTCAGGCGTGCAGTCTGGCAAGGCCATGGAAATGATGTGCCAGCCTCTGATCTGGCTGGTGGATCGGCTGCGGCATTCTTATGGCGAGAATGGACTTTTGGCTGTTTACCGAATGGCCTGCCGTTTTTCCTGTGTACTGGAAAACGGTCTGCGGTTGGGTGGGGCTTTGGTGAAAGACCTCCCTTATTGTCGCATGGCATTGAGGTGGCCCGCCTGGTTCCCTGCAACGGATCCGGAGCTTCTGTCTCTGTCGCAGGGGCTGGTGACAGCTGTTTCCAGCGGGATTCTGAGCCGAGAGACGGCTGTCAGAATGTATGCGACGGCATCTGGAAATTCTGACCCCGGGGCAGAATGGCGTGTGCTTGAACAGTGGGTTGCGCCGGATGAGGCGTGACGTTGAACGGAGGGAAAATATCCGTGTCTGAAGAAACTATTGAGGGTGTGGAGGCTCTGCGTCAGGCGCTTGCTCAAGCGCAGGATGAGGTCAAATCCGTTCGTCGGGAAATGGCGGATGCTGTTGCCCGGCAGGAAGATCTGCAGCGATCGCATGAGGAAATTGTGTCTCGTGTGAAGCAGGAAAGTGACCGTGAAATTATGGTTGCGGCTCTGCGGTCAGAGGCTGTTCGTTTGGGCGCGTATAATCCTGAAGATGTTGTTCGTCTGATTGATATGGGCGGTGTTACCCGCACTGAGGATGGCGCGGTTGTGGGAGTGATTGAGGCTTTGGAACAGGCGCGGCAGGAGCGTGCATATCTGTTCGGAGAAATTGTGCGGCCCGGATATTCGAGTGGCACAACGGTTGGGTACCCGGCACCGAAGCCTGGCGGCATTGAACCTTTTGATGCGCGCGCAGCTACTGAAGCTGATTACGAAGCGCGCAAGTGGCAGTTTCTGGCCCGGGCCTGATAGTTCGACAGTGAATTAAATATTTGACCGGCCAAATATGCCGGAATTTTTCATAAATATTTACGGAATGACATTCATGAGCATCGAAAATTTTCCAGTTCAGCTTCAGGCCGCTATTCAGCAGGGTTTTCTGGCACGGGAGTTTGAAAACGGCCTCAAATCTCGACTGGGATTTCGACAGGTTGCTGACCGCGAGATTTTCCCTAACGCTATTGGTGAAACTCTTACAAAGACGCGTAAGAGTCTGAAGGCTCCTGTTACGACACCGCTGAATCCAACGGGCAATACCAACTTCGATAATGGAATGAGCCCTGCTGGCTGGTCTGTTGAGCAATACACTCTTTCGATCAATCAGTATGGCGACACGATTGATCTGAATATGGTGACGAGTGGTGTCGGGATTGCATCGCAGTTTCTTGCAAATGCCAACACCAATGGTGTTCAGGCCATGCAGTCTCTGGATCGGCTGGCGCGCAATACGCTGTTTGGTGGAGCTCAGAATGGAGTAGGTGGTTATCTGGGTGGCAATACGCGCGTTAGTGTTGCACTTGATGCTGAAGGCGACACCATTCAGGTTGATGACATTCGGGGATTTCAGTCCGTCATCGTTAATGGTCAGGTTACGCTGATTGGATCCAGCAATGGCATGACTGTGACAGTTGGTTCGGATGTATACACGCTTGTTCGCGTGGTAGCGGATGCAACCAATGTTTCCACGGCGCCCGGTGGAATTTCCGGGCAGATGACATTCTCCGCCAGCGTGTCCGTTGCGGATGGTGCCGTTGGGCAGCCGGTGGTTGCGGCAACGGCACCGAAGGTGATCCGTCCGAATGGCCGTCTGACAACGGCAGCTCTACAGACGGCGAGTGCAAACGGTCTCGCGGATACGCTGGGTATTCAGCAGGTTCTGGCTGGCGTCGCGACGCTTCGCCGTAACAATGTTCCTATGATCAATGGGGCATATCATTGTTATCTGGATGATATTCAGCTTCTATCGCTGTTCCGTGACGATGATTTCAAGCATCTTTATCGGGGGGCATACAGTTCGGAAGAGTATCGTTCCGGACAGGTGATTGAGCTGCTGGGTGTTCGGTTTATTCCGACCACAGAGGCCCCTCAGCAGCTTTCTCTTGGTGCCGGTCCTATTCATCGTGCTCTGCTGTTGGGTCAAGGGGCTCTGATCGAGGGTGACTGTGCGCTGACCGGCCATTCGGACATCCCAGACGCTGATCGCGCACTGATTGAGATGGTGGATGGGGTTGCAATGGTGACGCGCGAGCCACTGGATCGACTGCGCCAGATTATCGCTCAGTCCTGGTACTGGATTGGGGGTTTCGCGCTACCGACGGATGTGACGGCAGATACAAACGTTATTCCCACGGCGACGAACAGCTATCTCAAGCGTGGCGTTATCATTGAGAGCCTGGGCACGGATGCACTTGGCATGACCTTCTAAGCTGATTTCGAACCCCCATGATTCCATGGGGGTTCTTCTGGTGGAGGAGGATTATATGTCTGGGACTGCAAGCCTTTCCTCGGGCCCATTGACGGACGGGGAAAAGGTCGATGTTCGGCGATTTTGCGGGTATCCGGCAATTGGATCGCGGGAGACAGGGCAGGAATCCTGGCGCTTCTTTCAGGTTGAGGGAGCGTTGGAATGGCGGATTAACAGCTTGTCTGGCGCAGAACTGCAGCAGGTGCGTTTGTACCTTTCACAGCTTTACCCGTTGGAAACGGCTCTTTTGGGGGCATCTGAAAATCTGGATACGGCACAGGCTGCGAGTTGGTATCACAACGGTCATGAAGTGCGTGATCGCGTGATGCTTCTGACGTTATGGCGTCGGCGTTTATGCGCGTTTCTCGGGGTGACAGGCGGTTTGGAATTGCAGGATGGCCGATTGGTCATCATCTGAAGGGGGCATGATGCGGGCGGAACAGATCGCGTCCAGACTTTGTCGAGGGTATGCAAAAGCGGCAGGGATTTTAGGTCACTCCGGAGAGCAATACCGGCCGGATAATCCGTTATCTCCCATGCAAAATATTTATGCACACCCGATGCTCGCTTTTGATTCGAGTGCTGACTTTACATTCTCCCGATCCCCCAATTGGGGTTGGGTTATGGAATATGTGCTTACGGATTGCCGTGAAGATACTGTGGTCGGAGATATTCTGACTTGCGGGGGAAATACGTTTTTTGTTGCGGCAGTGGATGACCTTCGACCTCCGCTATGTGTGGCATGTAATCGGACTGTGGAGATCAGTGGCGTTTCTGGGACGCAAGGGAACATCGTTGAGGAATGTCCTGCTGCGATTGTTTTGCGGTCTAAAGGAGAGGGGTCTGGGAGTGGCATTCCGGGCTCAGCCAAGCCTGGGCAGTTTGTCATGTATTTACCGCGGCTGCCGGGCATCGTGTTGCAACCCTATATGACGGTCACGACGGACCTGGATACGACGTACACGATTAATGCTGCCGAGATGTCGGACTGGGGTTTGCGTTGCACCATGTCTCTGCAACAGGTCTGAGGAGAGAAAAATGGCGGATGCTTCTCAGGTCGGATTGGCTCTGGCTTATGTGTGTGCGGGAATTTTATATCCAGAAGGGCTCGAAAAGCCGTCTGTAACGGGACGGCAGACGATCGTTCGTCGCGGGTGGCTTTTACCGAGTGATATATTTGCAGCTCAAAATATTCGGAACAATACGGATTTCCTGACGGTCACACTGGCACCTCAGAAAGGTGTTGTTGTGCCAGAGCCTTTGGGGCGCCCCTGGCAGGTTCAGGCGCGTGTTCTGCCCACGGTGTCAGTGAAGCAGAGTGCGCAAGCTGTTTGCATTGCTTTTCCTTCTGATGGGGTGTCTTCAGGTGTTGTCGGTGTTTGGTACGAGGCTGGGAAAACTCAGATTTCTGCCGCCTATGCCGTGACTGAGCAGGACACGCCTGAAACTGTAGCTTTGGCTTTGGCCGGGCAACTCCCAAAAGGTCTTGCAGACGGAAATTCTGTGCAGGTTCCGGGGCATAACTTAGCCGGAAACGTTGTTGGCTATGGCCAGTCCGTAAGGGTGAACCGCCGACAGAATCAGCGGTATAGGGTTTCGCTCTGGACGGCTGATTCTGGTGTTCGGGATACGCTTGGACAGTCTCTGGATACTGAGCTGGCTGAGAAGAGCTGGATTTCTACGTTGGATGGCGGGCAGGCACAGCTTAGGTTCGTGAGTGTTGAGGACATCGATACGATGCAAAATCAGGCATTGTATCGACGGGATTATTTGTACGAGCTGGTTTTTGACACCCTGCAGGTTCAGTGGTCGTCTGACATGATGTTTGGGGCCGGGACTGTTTCTGCTGGTGATCAGGTTAGCAGTTTCGGCGCAATCGAGCCTGCTTTTGATAATAGTGTGGTTCTGCATGCTCTTGAGGCAATGCAGGCTGCACAAACTTCTCAGGCAGCTCAGAATTCATATCCGGGAATGATGGTCAATCAGTTTGGGACTGTCGTCTGTCAAAGCCATTAAAAATAGAATCGATGTAATAGAGAAAAATTAATTGTTCTTTTATTGAAACAATTTACTGTATTTTTTGGAGGAAATATCGGCGGATGTCTCTGGTTTATCAGGCGGGTACGCTGAATACGACTGCGCTTACGGTTCCTAACCTTTATGTACAGATTGCGCAGCCACAGCCGCTGGGACTGACGGGTGCCTCTTCATCGAAGCTGGGTATCGTTGGAACGGCAGGATGGGGCCCGGTAGGGCTTCCAGTGCCAGTGGGTGGCATGAGTGATTATCTCTCTGCTTTTGGGAGTAAGCAGAACAAAACGACGGATGCAGGGCTGGCTGTAAATATTGCGGCTCTGCAAGGAGCGTCATCGTTTGTTGTCGTGCGTGTAACAGATGGAACAGATGCAAACGCAACGGCCTCTTTGGGAGGCGTTACACTCAGTGCTGTTCATACCGGCGCTGCTGGTAATGCTATCGTTGTGAGCCTGACCGCAACGGGGGCGGGTTATGGGCTGGCAGTTTCGCATCCGGTTCTTGGAGCAGCAACTTATTCAGGTGCGACATGGAACATCCTGGAAGCTGCTGTCGCGCAGGATCTGTCAGCTCTGGTGACGATCCATTTGCCGGATGCAGTTCCTGATCCTGTTCCCGGAAGCGTGACGCTGTCTGGAGGACTAGATGGTGGGGCGCCTGATACGTCGGCTTTTCTAGGGAAAGACGATATTATTCGGACGGGTATGTATGCCCTGAGGGGGCAGGGATGTGCCGTTGCCACCCTTCATGGCGTGACAGATAGCACGTCCTATTCGTTGCAGGCGGCATTTGGCCTCGGTGAAGGGGTCTATATGGTGGCGGCAAGCCCCGCATATGACAGTGTAAGCAATGCAGTGTCCGTCAAAGCCGCCAGCGGTCTGGACTCTTCAGCTGTAAAGTTGATGTTTGGTGACTGGATCTGGTGGAACGATGACGTCAATGGCATGATGCTTGTCAGCCCTCAGGCATTTGCTGCAGGCATTCTTTCTGCACTTTCACCTGAACAGTCGAGCCTGAACAAAGCACTTTCCGGTATTGTTGGAAGCCAAAAAGCAGGGTTAGGGGGAAGCAGAGCAACCTATTCCACGGCCGAACTGTCTACACTGTTTACGGCTGGGATCGATGTTATCTGCAATCCGGCGCCGGGCGGGACTTACTGGGCAGTAAGGTGTGGTCACAATACGTCAAGTAAAGCGACGGTAAATGGAGATAATTATACCCGCCTGACCAATTATATTGCGTCATCCCTTGCTGGTGGCATGGGAGCGTATGTCGGACAGGTCGTGAATGACACACTCTTTTCCGATATTCGCTCGACCTTGCTGGGTTTCCTGTCGTCCTTGTTGTCTCAAGGTATTTTGGGTGTTCAGAATTCTGAACTGCCTTACCGCGTTGTTTGCGATAGTTCGAATAATCCCCAGTCGCGGACTGCGTTGGGATATGTGCAGGCTGACGTGGCTGTGCGGTACCAGGGCATCAATGAAAAATTTGTGGTGAATTTGCAGGGTGGCACCTCCGTGACGGTGACGACTGCGGGTGGGAGCGTCTGAGCATGGCAAATCCTTACAGTATTGGTCGTGACTGCCGGATTACAGTTCTTTGGAACGGCCAGCGGGTTGATTTGCGTGATGTCACGTCTTTCGGGGCATCACAGGAGACGCATGCTCTGCGAGCAAGTCCGCTTAATGGCATGCCGATCGAGTTCAATGTTCCGAATGGCTGGCGTGGTTCGTTTCAGATCGCACGTGCGAGTGCGGCGCTGGACAATCTGGTTGCTGCTATTGAAGCTGCTTACTGGAATGCTGGAACGGTTGGGAGCGGTACAATTTACCAGTACGTGACAGAGCCTGATGGCACGACAAGTACGTGGGAGTACACGAACGTGTCCATCAAGTTGAAAAATGATGCCTGGCAGTCGGATCAGATGGTTCATCAAACGGTGCAGTTCTTTGCATCAACGAGGGCAAAGATTTCATGAGTATGCTTCCGAAAGAAGTTCGTCTTGCTGATGGACGATGTCTTTCTCTGAAAGAGATCGATCCTGCGGATATGCTGGATCTGATTGAGGCGGCAGGCTCTGCTGTGACTGGTGCTTCGGCTGCTGCATGGTTGGGCTATGCGGAAATGATCTGTTCAGTTACGGCTATCGACGGTGTTCCAGTGCAGATGCCGGGTACGAAAGAAGAAATTCGTGATCTGGCGCGCCGTATCGGTAAAGGTGGAATTGCAGTGCTTTATCCATGTTTTCATCAGGATACTGATGAAAACATGGTGGTCGCTACAGCAAAAAACTGAGTAGGCACTCTGCGTTTCAGGAGATGCTTTATCTTCTGGATCATGGGGTGCCATGGAATTTGTTGAAGTCGTGGTCTCGCGCAAGGCGGATGGCTGCGTGTGTTGTGACGGCAGAGCGTGCAGGTCATGTCTTTGACTGGGACCAAAGACAGTACCGAGAATAGGTATGCATACGGATAAATTGTGGAAAGGCGTTCTTTCGTCAGGAATGTTATTTTGCCGGAATGTGTTGCGACGATCTTTGCTAGAGGGAAGGACGGCTGTCATTCCCACAGTGAGTTTTTTTAAGAGCCGCGAGAAAGGAAATTTGGATTTCCCGAGATTATCGATGGCTTCTTTAATACCTCGCGTGACGTCAGCCGGGAGCTTTTCCTTCTCGAAAAGTGGTCCAGAGACACATGTCGAAGGCACATTAGAAAATGCTCCAAAACTTGTAAGAAATAAAAGAAGCATTTTTAAAATGGAGCCTAAGCAAGAAAGTCTCGTGCATATTGTGCAGGCTAAATTGGAGAAATATGGCCAAGCTGTATCACAAAAAATTCGAGATAATATGCAACTGGACGGCACGGAAAATTTTTTTATCAAGCCGGGAAGATTAAGCGCGGCCTCACCGGCGAAGAATTTTTTTTCTGCAAGAAGCCCGGGGCAGCACTGCCGCGTGGCACCTCATGTTTTTTCCCGTAATACGCCAGATTTAGTGGGTTCTCGCCCTGATATTTGGAAGTCAGCAATCAATACCCGGTCTGTCCCTGTTCTAAAATCTGGTGTGCGAGACCTGGAAGGTTGTTCAGCAATTTCATCACAGTTCCTTCCAATATCGTTGGGAAAATTGGGGCGGATACGGCAGCCTGAATTTGAAGAAAATACCTTACCCCACACATTTCACTCCTCCCGATCAGGAATGCCCCCTTTGGGTGAAGAGCAGCGCAAAGACATCAGCGCTTTTGGAAAAATGAGCCGTCTTGCTGCGCGACGTGCAACGGGAGGCGTCGATGAAATTCAATTTCCCCAATATCCAGGTTGTAGTATTGGAATTGGATGAGATCAGAGGAGAGCCGCAATGAGTGTAACGCTCTCTGCCATTGAAAACGTGATCGGTTCCATCGGTCGTTTAGGGACGTCTGCGCCAGTTACCCTTGGCTCACTTGTACTGAGCGGTATTGAAGTTCCTGACGGACTTGAGGTTGGTGGCCATCAAATGATGGTCGTGCATAAGCTTCCCGGAGGCGAGCGTGTTGTTGATACGCTTGGAAACGACCCTGGCCGACTGGAATTGCGAGGGCGTTTTTTAGGGCCGAACGCACAGGTCCGAGCGCAAGCCGTGGAGCGGATGCGCATTTCGGGCCAGCCTGTCGCTTTTTCTGCGGCAGGTATGGCAAGTGATGTTTGGATTGCTCGCTTTGTTTATTCATATGAAGCGAAGGGGGCTGTCTGCTCCTATGAACTGACGTTGGAACGGCCAGCGGAAGCCACTGATTTTGGGACAAACCAAAGTTCACTCACAGGCATTCTAGGAAATGATACTGAGAGTGGGCTCAAGACTGTTTCAGATATGGTAGCGCGTATTTCGGAAGGCGTTTTTACAGGCACTGGGCAAGTTAATTCCATCGTAGGCCAGCTTATGCCATTGGCCACTTTAGTAGGGGCGGGGGGAGCTGCGGCCAAGGTTGTTGATGCTCTGGGTATGGCAAATACCTTGGGCCAGAGTGGTTCTAATCTTGCTGCTACTCCGTCCAGTATGGCCGCGATATCCCATCAGCTTACGACCGCGGGGAGTGGGTTGATGTCCATCATGGAGAGCACAGGAAGCAATCTGGAAAGTGTCGCGATTGCGGATACATCGTCTCTGGGTGCAGTTGCCGGGAGTGCCGGTTTGCTTAGTGCAGCATCCGATACTGGCGGTCTGGTTAATCATTCTCTGGCGTATGTCCGTGGTTCTCAAGGTGCTTCCGGGCTATTGCCGATAGTGCACGCGTGAGGAATTATGAAAAATATTGTTGTAACGGCAGCTGATATTTCGCTGTTTCATGTTGCGGCGCGTGAACTGGGAGATGCTTGCCAGTGGTGGAGAATTGCTCAGACCAATGGGCTATCAGATCCAGATTTAAGCAAAGTTGAAACAGTCCAACCTCTGAAAATTCCGATGAAAGGCCTTACGCTCTCATCAGGGCTTCCCAATGAGGAGGGAGGATGACCACGCGCCAGATCGAAGTTCGAATTTTATGGGATGGAATAGAAAATCCGGATCTTGCGCTTAAAAGTTTCGAACTGGATTCTAATAGATATGAGTCTTGCGATACGGCAGTTTTGACGTTCGCAATAAAGAGGCAGAGGGTTAGAGAGGCACCGTTCTGGTTTGAACAAGATATACCTTCAAGCCCGTGGATTTCTGTTGAAATCAGGGACAATAAAATTTCTTCAGGATGGACCGTTCTATTTCAAGGGCGTGCAGATCATGTCCGGAATGTTGACGAGCATTCTCTTGTCGAAATGGAGTGTCGGGATGCTCTTGCGGCACTTATAGACCTTCGCGTGCAGGATTCCTGGCTTAACCATACGGGATCTGATCTGCTGCAGGATATTGCCAGAAGCGCTACACTTGAAACCCGGATTTCTCTTCCTGACGATGGCTCTGACCATATGATGGGTCAGTTTTGGCAAGTAGAGCATAAGAGGGGTGCCCTTCTGTCGCAGCATCGCTTTCAGACGGCGGCAGATCTGGCCTTTGCCGTTGCGAGGGATGCGTTGTGTGACCTTTATGTAGATGGAAAAACGCTTGTCTGTCAGCCGTCTTACGTAGACGAAGACACCGCTGAAATTATTGATGTTCGAAATGCCGTATTTGAGACAGATGTTTCTCGAGATCTTCAATTGCTCACGGGTATTGTGGTGCATATGGCATCCTGGGATTCTCGCCAGAGAAGCAGCACGCATATTTATTATGATGGAAAAACATTTTCCCAGGATGCACCATCAGATGTGACTGTACTCCACAGCTTTCGTGTGCCGGGCCGTCGTTTGGAAGATCTGCGTCGGCTGGCTCGTGGTAAGTATGAGCGTATTTCTGCACATGCACTGTCAGTCCGTATTTCAATGCCCGGTATTATGGGGCTGCGCCCACGGCAATTTATAAAGATTTCACTGGGGACAACGGAGCCGACGCTGGGTGTGGATCAGGTTGTTTCCCGGTTTTCTGTGAATGATGGATTTATTCAGCGTGTGGTTTTGCGTAGCCGGAGAAGTGGGGCATGAGTGATACGCGAATGCTAGCTGCCGCCCTTGCGAACCGAAGCGCGCACGCTGTCCTTGGAATTGTGTCCGCAGTTGATCCTTCGAACCATGCCATCAAGGTCCGTATCCAGCCCGACAATGTGGAAACCGGTTGGATACCTGATGTGGGGGGCGTACAGGCCGGAAATCTGCGTGTTTCTTGCCCATCTGAACCAGGGACCCACGTTGCCTTGTTACCCCTTGAAGGGGATGGTGAGCATCTGATTGCTATCGGGGCTGTTTTTGACACGGTTGTGACTGCGCCCGTCTCTCCCGCTGATGCGCAGGCTATTCAGCCAGGGGCCATGCTGATCAGGGCAGGATGCGGCGCACCTCCAACAGAAACAAACGGCAAGGTTGGTGATGTAAATCCTCAGGCTGGTTGGTGTCAGATTGGCTCTGACGGGGTGATCCTGGGGGCAGGCAATGCGCGCCTACATATCGCAGAGAGTGGTGTCTCACTGACGATAGGCGACGTAACGGCTGTGCTTTCTGCAAATGGTCTGAAGGTTTCTGGTGGTGATATTCAAACAGATCAGCACTCGTTGACGCAGCACGTACATCTGATGGGTAGCCAGACGACAGGGGGACCTGTTGGATGAGTTCCATCGGTCATTTGTGTGGCGGTGATCTGCTGCTGGAGAACGGTGGCTTACAGGTTATTTCCGGGGCTGCCGAAACACGTCAGAGGCTTTTAAGGCGCTTGTTAACCAATCCTGGTGATTACATCTGGCAGCCGGAATACGGGGTAGGTTTGCAAAGCATGGTTGGGGAAGTTGTTGTTCCAGCCGTCATGCATGCTGCCATTCGGGGGCAGGTTCTCAAGGACCCTGGAGTTGATTCCGGTCATTCTGTTGATGTGACTGTGAGTGCTGCCGATAACGGGCTTTGCCTTTGCCATATCTCCTATGTCGATGCTGACACGGGGCAGCAGCAAAAACTGGATTTTTCCGCCTAAATAAGAAGCGCAGAGCTATGTTCTGCGCTTCCGGAGGACGTAATGTCTCTTTCTCTTCGCTCGTTTGCTACGACGGTTTCCACCGCCGTGGCGACGGCGCAGTCTTCCTGTGCGCAGCTTTTGGATGGCTCTGTTGGATCGCCCGTACGGGCGCTGATGGAAGGTGTCGGTGGCATAGGATTATGGCTGCAATATCTTGTTTTACAAACCTTGCTCCGCACACGTCTGGCAACCTCCTCTGCTGAGGATTGCGACAGTTTTGTCGAAGATTTCGGGATGATGCGTTTACCCGGAACAGCATCGACCGGGATGGTGACAATGATGTCATTTTCGCCATCCCAGCAATCGGCAGTGATTGTGCCAGGAGCCATTGTCCGCACTGTTTCTGGCCTCTCATTCGCAGTGATCAAAGATAGCAATCTGCCTGTCTGGTCCGACGTTGCAGGCGGGTATGTTCGGCAGACGGACATGCAGAGCATATCGGTTCCAGTTCAATGTCAGCTTGCGGGATCAAATGGTAACGTATCTGTTGGTGCGCTCTGTCTGATGGGCACAGCTATTTCCGGCATTGACACTGTTACAAATCCAGCGGCTTTTCTTAACGGCGCCGACCAGGAGACGGATGCGCAGCTGCGTGCGCGTTTTCCTCTGTGGCTTGCTGCAAAAGCATCTGGGTGCAGAGCAGCCGTTGGGAATGCTGTTGCGGGTGTTCAGACAGGATTATCGAGTTTGCTTCGAGATGGTGTTGCTGCTGATGGAACTGCGCAGACCGGGTATTTTACGGTCGTCGTGAATGACGGAAGTGGCTCGCCATCGGACGCGCTCCTGACACAGGTTTATGAGGCTGTTGACGCTGTTCGGGCCTTGGGAGTCGGCTTTGCCGTCAGACCTCCCCAGACGCTTGCGGTGAATGTGTCCATGACAGTCGTAGTGCCAATGTCGGTTGTGGTTCAGCAGGCTGCAACAGCGATTGAGAATGCCCTTAGCTTGGACATTGCAGGCGCAGTAGTTGGTGCAGGTTATGCCTATAGCCGTCTGTCATATCTAGCGTATGTCGGGGCCGGTGTGACGGTTACCTCCGTTCTGGATGTCCGCCTGAATGGCGGGCAAGCCGATATTGCTGCGAATGGCGAGCAGGCACTGACAGTCGGCACAATTCAGGTCAACGTTCTTCAGAACTGACCAAACAGGCCCCCTGCTAACTGTATCGGGGCAGAAGGAAGGCTATGCCTGTTTTCAATACATACCCGCGGCTTGACACGTTGACGGGCGATGAAGTTCTGGTGCTGGCAGATTCCAGCGGCCATCAAACCATTACTGCAACGGCTTCCCAGATTGCAGGTGCTCCAGCAGTTTCCCAGCCGAGTGGGGCATTCTATCAGGATAAAGGAGCAAAAATCAGCCGTTTTGCTGATCGTGTTCTGATCGGGGATGCCGCAGCTAATCCGGGACTGAGCGATCGGGATGCAGCGTCTAAAAACGAGTGGCTATCCCAGACAATGGGAGCCACCTCGATTGGGCCCTGGGCATTGCAGGACGCGCAATGCGCTTCGGTAGCACAGTTTGGAAATAGTGCTTTTGTGGCAGCGTCCCGGACATCTGATGCAAAAACGGCACCAGATATTTTAGGGTTTCAGCCAAGTACGATCGGCATTGCGTCATGGGGTGTCGCTGATGACACTTCTGCACCTACGACCACGACAGCCTACGCTTATTATGGAGAAGCGTGGCGTCTTGCTGGTGTAAATTATCAACCGACTTTTGTCATGGAACTTGAAGCGGTCAATTTTGGTGGTTTGGCGATTGGTCAGTCTACGCCGTATGCCCCCAATGTCGGCGGTGGTGTTTATGGCATTCAGCTCGGTGCGGGTGGTGGTCAGACCTCGGGTACTTCCGATGCTGCGGCAGGGGTCGTTTTTGTTTCAAACCCTGACGCCTGGCAGGTCGGTATTGTTTTCGGCGCGACGGCTTTAAGCGGCACAAACGGGACAGATAATGGATATGCCTCCGCCCTGTCTCTTGCGCGTAATCATGCTCTGGAGTGGCATACGCCGGAAGTTGTTAGTGGGGTCTCTGGTGGTAATGTTGGAGCATTTGTCCGCTCTACCGTGACAGAGCGTTCGAAAGGCGTACGACAGGATTTTGTCGATAATGGAATTCTGTTCAGCAATATCGAAGGACAGACACTCTTTTCAGTCGCAAGTGCTGTGGCACCCAACAACACGTTGCAGGTCCAACCTGGGACAGGCACTCAAGCGGCTGGTCTGTATGTGCAAAGTGGCGAAAACGGATCGTCAAACCTTGGTTTGTTTCCGGAAGAGGGAGGGCAGTTGCAAATCTCTTCCCCGGTAACGAATGCGGCAGGCACACTTCCCGCCACAGTGGGGGGCGGCTTTTTGCATATCAGCGTCAATGGAACGGATTATCGTATCCCGCTGATGACTCCAGAGCAGGCTGGAGGTTGAAGCATGGCCAGATTGTACGACCGCCAGAAAGTGGTCCTTCAGGCGACTGATGGGAAAATTCTTTTGGATACGGGGGTGGTTCCCGGGTCAGTCGATGATTTTGCGTCGAGGTTGAGAAGCCTTCTGCCTGTCGGCTGGTTCTCAGCAGCGCCTCAGGATCTGGAGGAGGAAACTGCACCAGTTCTTGTCGCGGTTCTGAGGGGATTTTCAGCCGTTCTGGCTGGAATATGGACATTACTTGATGAATGTCAGCAGCAGACACGCCTCATAACGATGAGTGGCCCATTTCTGGATATGCTGGCGGCTGATTATTTTGGACCGGCTGGTTTAACGCGTCGCACTTCGGAGCTGGACAGGGACTATCGCACCCGCATCGTGTCCTCTTTGGTGGCGCAAAAGAATACGCGTGCATCTGTTTTCAACGCGCTGCTGTCAATCACAGGTGTCGCGCCCACTATTCTCGAACCTCTGAATGCAGCGGATTGCCATGCATTGGCGTCACTCGCCGCTCCTGCCGGTGGAGGAGGTTATGGTTATGGGAGCGCAGGGTTGCGATACGGCAGCCGGCATGGTGGCCAGTTCTTCGTGGAGACAGCGCTGGGGCACGCAGCTGATGCCCACGTAATTTACCAAACAATTGAAAAAACGGCAGCCAGCGGCATAACCGGCTGGGTCAAGGTGAGCAAATAATGGATCGGGCAATTGTATACGCAGGATCAATTCCAATGGATACGGATCTGCTGCGAATAGGGCGATATGGCAAGGCGGCGCTCGGTCATCTGTCTGATATGCTTTATGGCCGGGATGTCACAGCTGCTTCGGGTCTGATTTGTACGCCTTCTCCCTCCGGTCTGTCTGTTACAATCGGGGCCGGGTCCATCACGGCATCAGGGACGATGGATGCTGCATTTCTGGGGGGGGCCGGTGGGGGATATGGCGCGGATGCAACCCCTACAACTTGCCAGTATTCAAGTGATCAGGATGTAACGGTTTCTGTTCCTGGAACTGGCGCGACATATACGGTTTTTGCTCTTTGTACCGAACAGGATGTCGATCAGACTGTACTCCCGTTTTTCAATGCCTCAAACCCCTCCCAGACGCAGGCGGGCATGAATAACGACGGAAATGCCTTGCCAACGCGGAGACAGGCAGGTCTTTCTTTTGTTGTTTCGACAGATACACCACCTGTGCCGCCCGGCAGCGCAATTGTTGGGCTATATACTCTGAATGTGCCTCAGGGAGCCACGTCTCTTTCTGGCGTACAGCCGCAGGCAGGGAAGGTTTTTTGGCCAACAATTCCTGAATTGGCAACGCAGACTTTGCTGCGTGCCGCTATGCAGCCTCTACAGCTTGTCACAGCCAATGCATCAGTTTCCATTCCAGTTTGGGCGTCCCGTGTGGAATTGCGTGTTGTGGGCGGCGGCGGCGGCGGCGCATCGTCTAATTCCATGACACTGAATGGATCATTTTCAGGTGGCGGCGGTGGCAGTGGGGGGGATGCTTCAGGGATTTATGACGTCAGCCTCGCAACTGGTAGCGCACTGAATGTGACAGTCGGCGCAGGTGGCGGATCGGAGCAGACGGGGGGCACCTCCCTTGTCAGTTACAATGGGCAAACATTGCTACAGGCTGGTGGAGGACAGGGTGGCTATTTTTATAGCGCCATGGGCTCTGCAGGTGGTGAAGGTGGCGTAGCGTCAGGCGGCACCGTCTGGAATCAGACTGGGACTTCGGGAGGAGACGGTCAAACGAATTCCAGTACCTTTGCAGGCTACGGCGGTAGCGGCCCATGGGGTGGCGGCGGTCGGTGCGGAAACGAAGGAGGGCGCAATGGCACCCATTTTGGTGCCGGAGGCGGGGGCTCTTATTCGACACCTGCAGATGGAACGCACTCGCCGGGCGGCGCTGGTTATTCCGGGTGTGTTATGTACCGTTTTCTGCCGTAA